GCTTTAGTGGCTATAAACCAAGTACGTAGTAGTATTGGCCCAGTTGCCTTAGATAACATGCCCGGAGGACTGGCTCAATCATTCTTTGCTCACGCCTTATTACAGGTACGCCGCAAAGGTTGGATAGAAGATAACGGTTCTAAGGTAGGTTTTGATATGGAAGTACGCCTACGTAAGACTAAAATCGGAGGAGAGAACTGGAGTTCCGCTCTTGTTCCTTTCAGGGTTGACGGTGGGATTGACATCCTTGAGAGTTATATCCGAGAAGCAATAGGTAAAAAACTTATTACTCAAGCAGGGCCTTGGTATACATATAAGGAACAGAAATACATGGGCTTAAATGGAATAAAGAAAATCTTTTTAGATGATGAAGCATTACGGGAAGAGCTTAAAGTAAGTGTTACCTAGAGACCATACATCCCAAGAAAACATTATTGAAGGATACCTTTCAGAATGGGGGCTAAGGTATGAGATGCAAGCGTCATTCCCCCCATACACGGTTGATTTCCTCATCCCTGAGTTGAATATGGTTATTGAAGCTGATGGGGTATACGGACATTTACGGACTAAAGACCGTATTAGAGACCGTAAACTGATAGAAACAGGCGAGATATTGATTGTTTTGCATTGTAAAGAAACAACGAAAGGTAAAATAAAGGATTTTTTATGGCAGGAATTAAACAAATTGGGAAAGCCAAAACAATAGCGAAAAGTAAGACTCCGAGGAAAGTGGCAGTTAGGACTGTTAATCAAGATAAGGAGTTTCTAAAGCTACTCAATGAGCATCTAAAAGGTAAAATGTCTCCACATAGGGGACAAGTATTCTACCCTTCAGCATTAGGTAGTACTTGTGACAGGTATCTCTATGCATCCTTCAACGGCTTATTACAGTGGGAAGACTTAGACCCAAGAATAAAACGTATTTTTGACGTAGGGGCTTCCCTAGAAGACCGTATGGATAAATACTTCACCAAGATGAATATTGTTAAGGCACGGGAAATGTCCCTAAAGATGGATTCTCCTCCTATCAGTGGTCGCCTAGACTTCCTTATCAACCATCCTACACGGGGAGAGGCAGTGCTAGAGTTAAAGTCGATTAATGATAGAGGGTTCAAGGAACTAAAGAGTTCCCCAAAACACGACCATTTTATACAGTTACAAATTTACCTAAACATGCTAAATAAAGACTATGGTATTGTTTTATACGAAAATAAAAATGATCAAAACTTAAAAGCGTTTCAGGTGGAGCGTGACGTAGACGTATGGAATACACTACTAGAACGTTGTTTTGCTATTATGGGTATGAGTGTCTTACCGGAAAAGTGTACTGGGGACACGTGGTGCAAATGTAAAGGGGTGACGAGTGGTTAATTATAAAGGTGGAGTCCCACAAGACGAAAATCAATCATGGACTCCAATGAAAGCATTGGGTACTGTACGAAGGAAGCTAGCTTCTGATTTACAGGTATCCTCTTTCGATGTAGACATCTCTGGCTTACCTAAGTTGCCTTTAGGTGACTACGCCAGTGTTCCCAATGACGGGTTAGAGAGTTACTTAGCCATGTTTGGCGGGTACACTAGTTACCTAGAAGCGGAAGTTGCAAAGCTAGATAGTACGCTTTCCGCATTACAAGCAGCTTTTGACGACGGATTAGCTAAGGCTACACATAAGATTGCTACGGAAAGAGAAGCAGCAGGTAAGAAAAAACCGACAAGAGAAGAGTTACGGGGGGAAGCTTTGAATACGTATACGCAACTATGGGAGTTACGTAAAGAGGTTATCGAGACAGATGCCGCACTGAGGCAGTTAAGTGGTACACTTAAAGCTTACGATAAGGCTTACGCATCAGTATCCCGTGTAGTGGGCTTAAGAACAATGGGGGAACGTCAACGATGAACTACTTAGGCTTAGATTGTTCATCGAAAGCAGTTCATGGGGTTGTGATAAACGAAGTAGAAGAAATAGTAGCTAAGTTAAAATTTCAGTCTACTCCTAAAGACCCATTCGATTCTAGGTTATATCAGATATTTGATAACTTTAGCATATACCTGAACCGCAAAGCGGAGTATAATATAGATACCTCTGCAATTGAAGCAGCAATTTATATTCAAAATGCCCGTACCACAATGGAAATTTCAGGTGTGGTTAGCGTTACTAAATACATGCTGCACACTAAAGGGATTGATTGTATCCCTGTTGATAACAGGAGTTGGAAAAAGCAAATTTTAGGTAAAGGTAACGCAGGTAAGCCTGACATTAAAAGATACGCTGTAGAGAAATGGGGAGATGTATTCCCTGAACAAGATTATGCTGATGCCGCTTGTATAGCGTTATGGGCAAAAAGAAGAGGAGAAGAGAATGCCTAATTTAGTGAAAGTTGTTAAGCGCCCCACATTTTACATGAGTAAAGGTAAAGAAGAAGAGGTGGTAGAATACGTAGATAAATTCCCAGAAGGAACTACCTTAGAGGATTTGAAAGAGCAGCAGGGCGTTGTAGTTTGGTGTAAGTATCTTGAATGCACACACAATAAGAAATTTGATAACACCCAACGAACAACGGGGACGTTACGAAAGAACAGTAGTTTTAAACCTATTGGTGTAAAAGACAATGTTTGGCAGGGAGTATGTACAAGAGATGAAATCGGTATTGACTTTAAAACGTATTTCTCTGCGGGGGCTAAGTTTAAGGTTCCTTCTTGCTTTAATGCTGCAACCAACAAGACGGGGCACACAGATTTCAGTAAGCTTCTTCAACCAGATGGAAGTCCTTACGGTGGCAATGTTGAGTCTCAGTCACATGAATACGATAATAGTCCATATGAGGATTAATAATGCCTAGGATAATTTCACCTGAAGTCCGTTTAGAAGCAATGCGTTTATACGTTGCCGGTGAATCTTCAGCTAAACAAATTACTGAGAAAATCTCAGATCAATTTGGGGTTGACATTACTATTTCTACCGTTTACTCGTGGTCAAAGAAATTTAACTGGGATGAGAAGCGTATACAATTACAGGGCAATGCTTCTGTCGCTGTTATGGAATCAGAAAGCCAACGGTTTGGTAGGCTGCAATCCGAACATCTTAATCTATATGAAAAAATCAGACATAAAGCGTCTGACGACTTAGAAGGTTTAGAGTTCCATGATGCAGGGGTTGCTGCTCGTACTATTGATATGGGGATTCAAGGCGAACGAGAGACAATGAAAGGTTTGATTAATATTCAGTTTGTTCAAGATATTTTAAACGTACTGGTTGAGGAGATTTCCGATCCTAACACCATTGCTAGAATCTCAGGACGGTTCCAAAATATCATCCAACAGACCGGTTCAAATACGTAATGCCTTTACCTAGAAAAGATGAAATTATTACAGTTGCAGATGCGTTAGCTAAATTATCAGAAGGCTTGACTGCACAGCAAAAAATTAACATAGGCAGCTTCCATGAATTCATTGTCAATATTTGGTCTCAAAGCTTTGAAAGACCAGAGCTATTCGACACATGGCACGTTGGGGTCATTGCTGAGGATGCAGAGAGGGCAGTAAATGAGCGAATGAATTATGTCGCCATACTTCCACGCTTCCATTTTAAAAGCACTCTATTAGGACACGCTTTTAGTGTTTGGCGGCTGTTAACATCTAAGCGTGACACATCTATCCTATATCTTTCTTACAGTGACACGATGGCTCGTTATCATATCTCCGAAATTAACAAAACAGTTCAAAGAAATCCTATTCTAATGGGCATGTTACAAGCAAAAAACACTCGTGCTGAATTTCAATTTAGGTATACACTAAATGGTAAACCTGTTGAAATCCTACATGGCGGGTTATTTTCTTTCAAGAGAGGTATGCACGTAAATGGCGCACTGATAGCTGACGACATCCTAAGAGACCCAGAAAACCCCTTGCAACTGGGGGAGATGAATAAAATTGAAGATCACTTCATGACTGAAACTATGTTTATACCAAACCAAGAGGCTCCTGTAATTGTTCTAGGAACCCCTATGCTTCCAGATGATATATTAGCTAAACTTCAAAGGGATGAAAGGTTTATATCTCGTGTGCTTCCCGCCCTTGATCCAACCCCAACTCGTCATGTACTTATGCCAGCTTTGTATTCTGAGAAATGGTTGCTAGCGCAACAAAAAGCTCGTCCGAAATCGTTCGCTTCAGAGTTCCTCCTGCAACCATCCTTCCAAACAGAGTCTTATTTTAATCGAGAAGACATTACAAAGTGTGAAGATGAAACTTTACGAGAATTTAGTGC